AGCTGGCACTCAGGCTACCTATCGAGACTACGCTGCTGAGATGCGTATCATGGGTGTTCAAGAGACCACATTCCAGCAGACTCCTGCCTACAAGAAGGTGGAGATGCTGAAGGATGCCGCCAAGCTCCGTACAGCCACCGCCACAGAGACTAGCCAGAACAGCTTCGAAATAGAGCAGGTAAACAAGGTGATGCGCTTTATTGGTGAGCCTCCTGTGACAGCTCTTAATGACAACTCCTTAGCTTCTGAATGTGTTCGCCTAATGCGGGACACTGACACAGAGTTACAAGGCAGAGGTTGGTGGTTTAACACCCGTAAAAATATAGAGTTTGAATCTGATGAAGGTGTCATAACTGTGAATTACGATGTTCTTAGTGTTGAAGTTGATGGGATACCAACTCATATATCTAGTTACGGCTCTGGCTATAGATTATTTAACCGAGATGCTAATAGTACTACGTCTTGGACTTCCACCATCAAAGCAACTGTTATCTATAAAAAGGTTTTGAGCGATGTACCAACTAAATACCTTGAGTATTTAAATGTCCGTACAGCCATCCTGTTAACCGAGCTATACCCACAGAGCGGTGTAGACATCCAGCGTCTTCCTAAGATGGAAGCAGAGCTACGGGCTTACTTTAAAGACCGTGAGTTTGATGATGCTAACTACTCCATATTTGACAGCTACGATGTAGCAACCAGAATTGGTATTAACCGTAACTACGACCTTATCTAAATGCCCTTAATTAACACAGCCGTTCCTAACCTTATCCAAGGTGTCTCTCAGCAACCTGATGCCACTCGTTTTGATGGTCAATGTGAGGAGCAGGAAAACGCTCTAAGCTCTGTTGCAGAGGGACTGAAGAAACGCCCTAACACTCGGCACGTTGCTAGGTTGCTACAGACGGCTATTGATGAGGACAGTTTTGTTCACTTTATCAATCGTAGCGACTCTGAGAAGTATGTAGTTATTCACGATGGTACTAAGTTACAGGCGTGGAATATCCTCACTGGTAACGAGGCTAGTATTAATGGTTCTACTGGTGGTTACACTCCAGCATCGGATAGCTACCTTGATTCTGGTTCCCCATCAACGGACTTAAAAAGTTTAACCGTTGCGGATACTACCTTTATGTTAAACACTCGTAAGGGGGTTGCTCTTAATAATACCCACACAGATGAGTTAGCGAAGGAAGCCTTGGTTGTTATTAATCAAGGAGACTATAAAAAGAAGTATCAGGTAAATGTTACTATAAACCCGCAAGGTTCCTCTACATACTCCCAAGCTATTGCTACAGTTAGCTTGGAGAGATATGTATACAATACTTATACTACCTCAGGTTCTTCATGGCCGTCGGGTATAACCATCACTACATATCACACAGAGTATAGGTGGCGCATAACAGGAGTGACTTTAACTGATGACGGTGAAGGATATTTAAATGCTAATGTTTCTTTTTCATCTAACAAGGCTACGTATTCTAATGCTAATTATACAGCAGTCATTGATGGGTCAGACGGAAGTATCTCGTCCGTAACCCTAAACGGAAGCCGAGGGGACTACGAAGGTACTGGTACTTATTATCCTGACAATTCAGGAAGCACCCGAACGCGGCACATTGGCCCTAACGCTCCATCTATTAGTGTTTCTATAAACCCCACTGCTAGTATAAGCTCAGGGCAATCGGTAAGTACAAGTGCCTTCATATGGTCTGGAACCTCCGCAAGCTCAGCTAGCTCCAACGCCAATACGGATTATATTGCTGGTTGGTTGTCCTCCAACGCAAACAGCAGTGGTTTCAATACCTCTAGTGACCGTCAGATGAATGTTGCGGACGGTAATGGCAATTCTATAGCCACTTATTTTGACATAGACCACAAAGGAAGCCTCATCAAACTTACCAAGAAAGACACTTGGGATGGAGACTTTAATATCTCTACAGAGGACTCTCTAGCTGACGACGGTATGACCTCTATCTACAAGGAGGTAAGTGCAATAACCGACCTTCCCGCCAAGTGCTTTAATGGTTTTAAGGTAAAAGTTATAGGAGATACTGAACTAAATCAGGATGATTATTATGTAGAGTTTCAAACCAGCGATGGAGGCGAAGTTGGCAATGGGTCTTGGATTGAAACTGTAGGCTTTGACATAGAAAAAGGTTTTGATTCTACCACGATGCCCTTCAGTCTTATTAATGACAACGCTGACTCCTTTGTTATATCTGAAATTAATTTTGCAGAGCGTACAGCAGGAGATAATCTATCTAACCCAAATCCCTCCTTTGTTGGGAGGGAAATAACTAATATGTTCTTCTTCAAGAACCGTCTTGGTTTCCTTAGTGGAGATAATGTTATTTTCTCCGAAGCTGGTCTGGGAGGAGAAGATGAAAACAACTTGTTTGCTTACAACTTCTACAGAACTACAGTTTCATCGTTACTCGATACAGCACCTATAGACATCTCAGTATCTTCTCGTCGGGTGACTACTCTGGAATCTGCTGTCGGTTTCCAAGACAACCTTGTGTTGTTTAGCCGTACTGGTCAGTTCGTCCTCAAAGGTGCTGATGTATTAACTCCTAAGACAGTTTCAATTACCCCAGCAACCAATTTTGATTATGACGAGACAGTCCCTCCTCTTCCATTAGGTTCCTATATCTACTACCCTTTCAAGCGTGGCAGCTTCACTGGTCTACGAGAGTTTACTGTTAATTCCTCTACGGATAACTACGACTCTGCTGAGGTCACTGAACATGTCCCTGCTTATATCCCTTCAAATCTAGTGCAGATGAAAGGGACTACATCGGAGGACATCATAGCACTTGTAAGCGGTGATGAGTCCAACGCTCTCTACATCTACAATTACTTCTGGAACAACAATCAGAAAGTCCTGAGTGCATGGTCTAAGTTTACCTTCACAGGTGAGATACGAGGTATCGAGTTTATCGAGTCCACCCTCTACGCAGTCATCACTAACAACGGAGAAACCAACCTCGTTGAGATGCCCTTAGAGTCTGGTCTATCGGACGCTGCTGGCTATGTTACTCACCTAGACAACCGAGTAGCAGTCACAGTCACCAATGGCTCTGATACAATCACCCTACCGTACACTCCAGCAGACAACTCAGTGGAAGTCTACACGACTGATGGGTTAAAACTGAACTGCACTAACTCAGGAGCTACTGTTACTCTTGCTCAAGCAGTCAACGATGTTGACGAGAACGGCGACCCAATAGATACCGACGTGTGGATAGGTATCCCTTATACAATGAAGTATACGTTCTCTGAGCAGCTCTTCAAAGCTAAAGCAGGAAACGGTAAGAGTCCCTCTAATGCAGCCAAGATGCGTATTCGTAATGGCTCACTGTACTATGCTGACTCAGCTTACTTCAAAGTTAAAGTCACTCCTAAGTACCGTGATACCTACGAGAACGTCTTTACACCTGACGTTGTTGGTTCATCTACCATCGGTTCTCTGAGCCTCGACAGTGGCTTCTATCGCTTCCCTGTGTTCACTAAGCCACAGGATACAACCATCACCATTGAAAACGAGAGTGCTCTTCCGAGTACATTCCAGAGTGCCGAGTTTGAATCCTTTGTTCACTCACGCTCTAACCGATATGGATAAAGTCCTAAGTACCCACGGGAATTGTAAGGTAGTTGTTGCTACCCACGACCACGTAGAGCGCATCTATCCGTATATGCGTAAAGAAGACCAGATAGAGATAGCCTGTATGGGTCACGATCCCCGTCAGGCGCTCTTGAGTGGCTTAGAGAGTGATGACGTTACTCTGACAGCCCTAGATGCTGATGACGTACCCCTTGCTATGTTTGGTGTCGGACAGATAGAGAACCAAGCGTACATCTGGTGTCTTGGCACTGATGGTGTTTCTGATAACGCCTATGACTTCCTTAAAGCGTCCCGTGAGTGGACTCAACGATTAACCAAGCCTTATGGCGCAACCTTTAACTTTGTCCATGAGGATAACCACGTAGCCCTAAAGTGGCTCAAATTCTGTGGAGCAATCTTCATTCGTAAACTTACCTTTAGCAATCAACCCTTCTTTGAATTTATAATCCCCTCTAAATAATATGTGTGAACCAATATCTATCGGACTGGCTATGGCATCAATGGGTGCTCAGATCCACGGTCAACGCCAGATGGCAAAGACCCAAGCGAAAGTCCAAAAGAACGCTTCGGCAGCAGAACGTGAACGCTATCTCCGAGAAGTGTCATCAATGCGTGTCCAGCAAGGACAAGAGGAAGTAGCAGCAGCCCAGCGCGTCAATGAATCTGCTAGGAAAGCCCGTGAGGCACGAGCAACGGCACGAGTAAGTGCTGGTGAGGCGGGAGTAGCAGGACTTAGTGTTGATGCTCTTATCAACGATCTGACACGAGAAGAGGCTAACTACAACTTTGCTACACAACAACAGCTTCAGATGAGTGACGTTAATCGTACACTACAGCTAGGTGATGCTGGTCTTGGTTTCACTAACAACATGCTTCGTATCAACAAGCCTATCGAACAACCTGATTACCTTGGAGCTGCTATTAGTGGCGCTCAAACAGGGCTGTCCACTTATTCAACTCTTAAATAATAATGCGTAAACAAGTACAACTAGACCTAGGAACACCAGCGTTATCACCAACAGCAGCACGTGGAGGACAGTATAATGTGGCTGTTGCACCTACGCCAAAGACCAACTCAGCGTTACAGCTAGCGCAAGCACTACGACGCACCCCGCAAGTCCTAGGGCAAGCCAATAACATTGCTATGGATATGGGAGCTAAGGCTGCTTCTCAAGCTGATCTCGCAGACGCTATGCAAGATAAGGAATCTAAGGGCATCCTTGGGTTTAATAAAGCTTATCAATATGGCATTGCAAAAAGACACTTTGCTTTAAACAAAGACAAGATGAGGGAGCAGTTCTTAAAATTAGCTGGTACTCAACCTCTCCCTACTGGAAATTCAGAACAAGAAAGACTCGCATCTGTAAATGAGTTTACAGCACGTTTAGCAGAAGAACGCCAAAAGTTT